GTTGGAAAACGGTAGCATCCGATTGAAAAAGCGCGCGGGTAGGCGGATTATAGGAGCACAAAGACTAGGGGGAGGAATACAAAACCCTTTTTTTAACTAAACCAAAAATAACCCAGAATATATACATACTATGTCAAACATTCTTTCACAAATCGGTGCATCCGTAAAAACCAAGGTCGACGGCGTTCAGTCAAACGTTGAAGCCGAAGCAACCGCTCGCGCGGCTGCAATCGCTGCAGAAGCAGCGGCTCGCGGATCAGCAAACACAACCTTACAAGCCAACATCGACGCAGAAGCTGCCTCGGCTCGCTCCGCAGAATCTGCTAATGCTACCGCAATTTCCTCCGAGGAATCCGCACGTATCGCAGCAGTAACTGGTGAAGCTAGCGCAAGAACCTCGGCGGATACTACTCTTCAAGGAAATATTGATGCAGAAGAAACCGCAAGAATTGCAGCTGACGCAACTCTTACTACCAATCTTGCATCTGAAATCACTGATCGCCAAACCGCAGTAACCGGTGAAGCTACCGCAAGAGCTGCAGCAGACACCACCCTTCAAGGTAATGTTGATGCTGAAGAAACTGCTCGTATTGCAGCTGACACTACTCTTACTACCAATCTCGCATCGGAAATCTCTGATCGTCAGACTGCTGTATCTGGTGAAGCAAGCACCCGTGCTGCTGCTGATACCGCACTTCAAGGTGAAATTGACACCGAAGAAGCCGCTCGTATCGCTGCTGACGCAACTCTTACTACTAATCTCGCATCTGAAATCTCCGATCGTCAGACCGCAGTATCTGGTGAGGCTACTCTTCGTTCAAACGCTGACGCTGCATTAGACGCTGCAAAGGCTAACCTTTCTGGCGCAAGCTTTACTGGAGCGGTTAACGGAACTGATTTGGTACTTAGCGGTAATCTTACCGTTCAAGGTACTACCACCAGTCTCGAAACTGTTAACTCCCAAGTTAAAGACTCGATCATGCTCTTAAATGACGGAGCTGCAGATAGCGCTAACAACGGAAACGATGTTGGATTGATCATGGAGCGCGGAAGCTCTGAGGACAATGTTGCATTGGTATTCGACGAAGGTGAAGACAAATTCGTATGCTACAAAACTTCAGCTACCGCTGCTTCGACCGACATCTCTGGTGACGACTCAAGCGCTGAGCTTATGGACATCAAAGTTAACGATGTATTCATCGGATCTGACAACCTTGGTTCCTTGGCACAGTTTGTAGCCGCTCTCGGATAAAAATTCCTCCCTACACTACCAGACATTCATGACTTGAACGGGGGTCGGAGGGCTATCTCTCCGGCCCCTTTTCATCTATGCGATTATTCACTACAGTTCTAGTCCTCGTTGCGATATATATAATCGCATTCATGACTTCGTCGTGTAGCATGAAGACCTTTGCACCAACCGCCCTGGGGGCTGTCGGTGGAGCAGTGGGCGCAATCGGAGGCCCGGGAACAGCATTTGCTGGAGCGGGTCTAGGAGCTGCCGCAGGGCAGATAATAAAAGAAAGTGATACCGTTCAATCTCAGGCTGAAAAGCTAAAAGCTTTAAGCGAGGGAGATGTATCAAAATTGGTAGAGCTTAAACTCAAAGAAGAACGCGGATGGTTCGAGAAGATGATAAATGGGGTGTACGACATCCTAATGATCGCAGCCCTGGCGATGGGCCTATACGCGGTATTCAATTTCTGGCACGGGCGGAAGCTCGTACAAAACATAAAGAAAAGTACAAACAGTTTTTTCGACACATGATAACAATGATTACGGACAACGCAGCAATACTAGGATGGACCGGCACAGTCGCCACTATTTCTATCGGTCAATGGAACGAGGCAATCGCTTGCATATGCGGTGTCGTTACTACGGTATACATGATTACCAAACTGATTAATTTAATTCGAAACAAGAAAGACTGAGTCATGGCATTTAAACATTGCGAAGGTTGCCCAGAGAAAAAGAAAGCTCTGTGTGCAAAATTTAGAACCTGCTTATCTGAAAAAGGAAAAGGGAAAGCTAAGAAGGGCGAGAAAAAGCCTGTTAAAAAAGGTACCTACGGATAAGTTCCGTTTCCAACCGGTTACATATTTGTAGCCCAATGTATATCTTCGCGGTATGGAAACATCTACCGCGGAGGTTCACTCCCCGCAAATTGAAGAGGAACAGTTCAGCATTGAGAATGCGTCAACCGACGATATTCGTAATGCATTAGGAGTAACGCCGGAGACCAACGACCCGCAGCCTGAGACCGTAGCCGAGGAGCAAATCCCGGAGACTGAGACCGTAGGCCAAGAGTCGCAAGTCGAAGAACTTCAGCCGGAAGCAGAGGCATTAGCCCCTGAGTCCGAGATTGAAGAAACCGAAGAGGAAAAGCTCGGGAAGAGACGAATCCGTCCCCGTAACGAGTTAGATCAGCAAGTCATCGACCTTTACAGGTCTGAGGGCTTTGGAGGATCCTTCGCCGACGCATCCCGAATAATTTACGGACAAACTGCCGAACCTGTATCTCAATCTATTTCGCCCAATCAGGAGCAAGTCGAGGCGTCCGAGCCCGACCCAATCAGTGGCATCGATAAAGAATCTGACGAAATTCGCGCATCCATTCTGGAGCTTGAAGGATCAGTCGAGAAAGCAGCAGAAGATCTAGAGACCACCGAAGCACTTAGGCTTCAGCGTGAGATCATGAAAAAAGAACTTCAACTGCAAAACTTGACTCTCCGTAAACAGCAAGTGGAGCAAGAAAGAGAGCAGCAAGTTTATCAATCCCATCGTTCTAAAGCGATGGATAGCCGCGACAGAGTCTACAATCGATTTCCTCAGCTGCAGGATAAACAATCCGTTTATCGTAAACAGTTTGATGATTTCGTATCGCAGGCTCAGTCCGACCCCGACTACGCCGCAGTCTTTGAATCACCACGATGGCCAGAACTCATAGCAAGCGAATTTGCTTCGATTAACCCGATGCAGCAGGCACCGCAGGCTCAGCCCGCTCCAGCTCCTCAGGTTCCTCAACAAACCGCTCCGCAAATGGGTACACAGGCCAAAGTATTGACGACTGGGACTACGGCACAACCTGTAAACACTCCGGCTACCCCCGAAGGTTTACTCCAACAGCTTCCCAATATGAATACTAAAGATATTTATTCGCTATTAGGATCCGCTGGAGGAGCACAGCCAAGAAGGTAGTTAGGAGTACTAAAACCTAATCTTAAATAAATAAATAAAATGGCTGAAAAACAAATCCCAGCATCTCCAAATCCATTCAGTAGCCCAGCTGCTAATGTTGATTTGGTAACTAACACTACTTCCTATCAAGGTCTTCTTGATGGTCCTAATTCTGACTTGCGCTCACGCCTCTGGTCCGAGCTTGTAACTCGCGACGCAAGAGAGAAAAATGTATTCGCAAAGTTCATCGGCGGCGAAGGAAGCGGTAAACCAATCACTGAAAAACGCGATCTTAGCGCAGGCGGATCTGACAAGATTACTTTCACAACTGTTGCTCCTATCCGTGGACAAGGTGTACGTGGTGAAGAAATCTTAAAGAACGCTACCGATACTCTTGATTTCGGAACATTCTCCGTTGAAATCGATCTCGTTCGTCACGCTGTTTCCTGGACCCAAGTCCTGAAACTTATGAGATTCACCGGTAAGACCATTGACCAGCTTTCAGCTGAAGTCATGTCCGAGTGGATGTCCCGTACCGAGCAAGACCAAATTCAATATGCATTGCGTCAAATCTGCACCGCTAAAGGATCTTCAAATGTTCTTTCCGGATACGGAACAGGAGCAGGCAGCGAGCTTAAATATGTTGACGGCTTAAGCACCGACATCATCCAAGAAGCTAAGCAAGCACTTATCGCCAATGGCGCTGAGCCAATGAACACTGGTGGAGACGAAAACCAAGAAATTCCTGGTTACTTGTTCTTCGCACCAGACGCATGCTTACGCCCATTGCGTTCTGATCCCGACTACTTGGAAGCAATTACTCAAGCCGACAGCCGTGGGCCAGAGAACAAATTGTTTTCCGGAAGCTATGCTAAATGGGACAACAACATAATTGCTAACCATAATGTTCTTATCGACACCGCTCGTGGACGCCAAGGTTCTCCATTACTTCCTACCTTCTACAACTTCGCACCTATCGCTGACGCGACCGCAGGAATTGGTGGAACTGACGGAGATTACATGGCTAACTTCCGTGGTGTATCCATTAACATCCCTGGTGGCGGAGGAGAAACCTTCGCAACAGATTCCGGAACTCATTATGTTCTAGGTATCGACGCACAAAGCGGTGAGTACAAATTGTACAGCTATGAAGCATCTGCAGCTACTGTTAGCAGCACCGGTGCTTTGACCGACGCAGGATTCGGAACCAAGACTGGCGACGCATTCGCAGAAGGTTCCTTATTCGTTCAAGCTAATTCGATCGGAACTCCTATCGGATACGCACTTGCGATGGGTAAAGACGCTATGTACTTCGCTAAAGGCAAGATCTACGGTGAGCAAATCTTCCATTACGACGACTTCGCCAACTCCGGAAACGAAGCTCATTTGAGCGCTGTTGGTGTTCAGTCCGTCTACGGTATGGCTGCTCGCAAGGACACACGTGGTCGCGTTCCTTCCGTACAACTCATCGAAGTTGTTCGTCAGGTTCCTGGCTTGTCCCTCGCGCAATAGTCAGATCTATGCCGGCTAGGATTTCTACAATCCAACCCTAAAACTTGGCCCCCCGTCCTGAATATTGGGCGGGGGGCTTTTTATATAACAAATAAAGTCATGAAAATTATAATTATTGGTAAGAGAGATCAAATGGGCACGACACCATCCATTCGCGTAAAAGGAATGAGCCAGGTGCGATACAATTTTATATGGGATAAGGAAATTAGGCATTATGCCTATGAGCCTAAGAATCAAAAAGAGGTAGATGATATCTTTCGGACTCAGGGAAGACTTTATAAAACCATGTTCTTTTCCGTTTGGCTTGCTCCCGAGCCTGAGGCCGAGATTCCAGAATCTCAGATCGTTAAAGAAGGAATGATCAAGCAATCATTGGCAGAGGCCGAGGCCAAAGACCCGAAGCCAAAGGCCAAAGGTCGCAAGAAGCAACCGGTAGAGAAAGAAATACAGCCTGCGTAATATGTTACAATGGCCGCCATTACATATTTAGATCTAAAAGATCAGCTTGCGTCCATGCTGGGTGCGAGCGAAGTTTCTGATCTTCCACCTATTGACCAGAAGCGTGTTGGTATGTGCGTAAACCAAGCATACCGCGAATGCTACCTTCCAATTGATGGGAAGCGTCCAATGTGGGCACAGAAACGATTCGAAGTATCGTTTCCAGAAGGTGTTCCTGGGGTAGAACTAT